TCTAGGAACGCATCTCTAGCCTTGTACGGGTATTCGTACCGCTTTACTAACTCTTTCAATCTAGGAACTTATGTTCGTGAATGATCTTGACTGGCTGATCCTCGTCACCTAAATGCTCTGTACGGGCTAATTTAGGCAGGTGGTATTCCATGACGCTCTGCAACATACCGAAAGCCTTTTCAGGATTCGGTAAAACAATGAATTTATTTTCTTCGTTTTTAACGCCTATAGCGACCTGTTCTAGCCACTCTTGCATTTTGTGGGCGTTACCATCAACGAACTGTGCAATCGCTTCCCTAGCCGCTGCTGTTGACTTATTGGGGCTACCTTTAGGTCTACCCTTTGGATTATTAGTTTGTTGTTTAATACTCATACCTTACCCAAGTGGTTGATTAAGATAAGTTAATTCTACTGCCTTTGTTGCTTTCCTGCAACTTACTTTACTTCTTTGTCCAAATCTTTAAGTTTGTTAGCAATCAGCTTCCTACGGGCAATGCGGTCAGCCTGATTCTTCTCTAATGTAGATTGATGCTCAGGGCGCAACATGGCATCTTCTTTTTTGTACTTGCGGCTCATAGGGGTAATTGGTGTCATTACATATCCTTCATCTTGTCACGAATCATGTCTTTACGGCTTTGTGGCTTGGCAGTCTTAGCAGCATCTTTAAAGTCTTGTGCGCTGGGTCTGCCTTCAGAAGCCTTTGTAGCCATCTTTTCGCCTGAACCAGCCTTGATCCTAGCCCTTTTTTTATGGATATTTTCGTATAGTCCGTTCATTAGCATTTCCACCTTGCTCTAGCTGCTTTGCCCCGTTCCCCAGTCCATCCTGCTGACCTAGCACAGAAACTGTCGTGCCTTGGCCCACTAGACTGAGGTGCTTGTAAATTACTGTTGTTCTTAGCGTTGTATGCTTTGCGACCTGCTGCTGTCATACCTGCGCCTTCTTCTACTGATTGATAATGACGCCCTTTGCCTTTAGTTGTCTTGGCAATAGGCTTATCGTGCTTTTCTACTGCGGCACGAATGTCATCCCTTCTACTCATGCTTTTTCTTCAATGTACTTAGCGTAGGCATCTTCTAGCTTGGCTTTGCGGTCACCTTTTGCGTTCTCACGCTCAACGCTGAGTGCAATGGCTACGGCTTGTTTCTTAGGCTTACCAGCTTTGATTTCGGCTTTAATATTCTTGCCGACTGCTTTGGCTGATCCTGATTTATCTAACGGCATAATTAATCCTTAATCAAATGATTTTCTGTACATCAAACTGACACCGCCAGCACCCATTGGTTGACCCATAAATTGCGATTTATTAGGGTAATAACCAGCAGAAATGCTTTGGCTAGGGCTTCCATAGCTAACATCAACCCCGTTTATTACGGCAGGAATGTTGTACCTGTTGTTAGCAAACCGCTGTCCTGATACGCCAACCCCCAAGCTATTGCCTGATTCGTTAGGGTCAAACTGGTAGCCAGCACGACCTTGCATCATTGTCCCAGCCTTACCTACATCCATTCCCATGCCGCTTAATTGTATTTTGCGTAGCATTTGGGCAAGTTTGTAGCCTTCATCCGATTCACCTTCGGGCAAATTGTAAGATTGGGGCTTTAAAAACTCCACAGTTATGCCTTAAATTTAAGCAAATAGATGGTTGTGTCGATCTCTTGAGCGATATTGTCGATCAATTGAACGATCTCAGAATCCATTGGCAGGTCTGACCGTGATTCTTTTACAAACCGCTGTAAGGATTGCAGGTATGCCAGCGGCTCTTTAGGCATATGGTATGTGGCTGGGAACTCGGTAATTTGACCGTAAATGCCAAAATAAGTTTCGGCTAATTCATCGGTTAAATCAATAATTTTGTCGTAAAAACCGCCTAATGCCTTGTGTTTGGCATAAGACTTAGTAGCCCAATGGAAAAAATGGGTATTTGTACCCGAATGCAGCATGGTTGCAAGAAACAAAGCCATTGATTTTTCCATAAAACGCTCCTTTTACTTTATTTTATAACACTTTTTGGATAATTCCTAACGCTCTTATTGCGGCATCCACACTATCCACACGACTTACAGCACCGCCTTTCCATTTACTCATAAACTCTAGTTGGTCAGGTGTGAACTTGGCTTTAGCATCCTTTTTAATCTCCATAAGCAGGGTTTCACCTTCATAACCTACCAAAAGATCAGGGCATCCGTGTTTCATTGCAGCCAAAGACACTACCGTTGCACCTGCTTGTCGCAATGCAGCAACAATTTCCTTATGATTTGTGTCTACTCTTGCGTATGTCATTGATTATTCTTGATATTAAGTTAGTATTGGGAAACTTTATCATAAAGGATTTGATATGGGTCATCCAAATAAAAAGAAAGATCAAGAATTTATTGAACTTTGGAATAAATTAGGAAGTCCAACTTTAGTAGCACAAGCAACTCGCACAAATCCAAGAAGCGTATCAAACAGGCGAAATAGCTTGGAAATTAGATATGGCATTAAATTACCAACTCATAATTCGTTGCGTGATCCTAAGAAAGAAAAGCCAAAGAAAAGAGAATTGGCAGCGCACAATGTTCGCAGGGGCATTGATGTAGATAAAGTAAAGCGAGTAATTGTGTTTAGTGATGCTCACTTTACTGATACCACTACGACAGCATTTAAAGCGTTGCTGGTAATGATTAAAGAATTCAAGCCGCAGGTCATTATCTGTAATGGTGATGCGTTTGACGGTCAAGTGTTAAGTCGCTTTCCCAGCATTAACTACGATAAAAAACCTAATGTTTTGCAAGAATTGAACGCTTGCCGCTATCACTTAGACGAAATTGCTAAACACCGCCCAGCAGGGTGTGAGTTAATTTGGACTTTAGGTAATCACGATATGCGTTATGAATCATGGTTAGTTAATAAAGTGCCTGAATATAGCGGTGTTGATGGATTTAGCCTTAAATATCACTTTCCCGAATGGAAAACTTGCTGGTCATACTGGATTGGTGAAGATACCGTAGTTAAACACCGTCATCGTGGTGGTCGAAATGCGGGTTATGCTAATTTATTGGCGGCTGGCAATACCAACATTATTACAGGGCATACCCATGTATTAGCCTTACAGCCAATTACAAACTATCAAGGAACATATTGGGGCGTACAGACAGGCTGCCTTGCCGATCCTATGTCACCTACCTTCGAATATGCGGAAGATGGCCCAAAAGACTGGCGCAGCGGTTTTGTAATGCTTTCGTTTGACCAAGGCAGAATGTTAATGCCTGAAATGATTATGGTTACGGATGAGCAAGAAGGTGAGTTTGAGTTTCGGGGTTGTATAAATAAGGTATGAAACTAACGCCAGCGGTTTTGAGTAATCTATATGCTTCTTTGGCGTGTTGCTATCCATATAGCAAATGGAAAATGCCGTTACCCGAGGAATGTTTGTTTATCGTTTCAGAAGATGCGGAATTGATGGGTACTTATTTATATTCAAGTGATGAATTTGAACATACGATTACTATATCGTCTGCACGGTGCGGCCATTACTACACGGTGCTTACTACGCTATGTCATGAAATGGTACACATGAGTTTTCACCGACAAAAAGGTGACAAGTGGCTGCATCATGGAAAGCCATTCAGGGATCGTTGCAAAATGGTAGCTACAGAACTAGGTCTTGATCCGCTTGAATTGTAGATACATTGTAGCTACATATTACGGTAATAAGCGTCTTTAGGGTTGTTAAGCATTGACTTTATAAGTTCATCCATACTAAAAAAGTATTGAATAAACTTGTACCCACCGTGTGTATAGATAGTAAAACTCATTTGGTAGCAATCAAGTAAGCCCCATAATTCGCAAAAGCATATCCAGCGTACATACAAGCCAGTCCAAAATCTCCTTTAAACAACTGCTCTCCAGCGATGTACACATAAATTAAGCCTGTAATAATTATTAGGTTTGCACTCATTTTATAAGTTCAAGTGTTTCTTCGAGTAATTGTTCTTCTGTAACTCCGTATTCCCTTTCAAAGCGTTTTCGACCCATTCCGTGAATACTGGTATTTGTTCCTCTATGGTGATAGGTACAGAGGCCGATAACAGGCGAGCGGCTTCGTATGCCACCTCGTCTAATGTGATGTATTTCGCACGGTGTTCCCTCATTGCCTTGTCTTTTGCACAAAATGCACCCCAATCTCGCCACTCGATCATAAAGTTGTTTATCTGCCTTAGTGACCATTTATGTGATCTACGGTCATCTGTTCTAACTTCTCTGCGGATTCAGCAATATCTACGCTGATCTCTAGCATTTGGGTTAAGTCGTTGCGCCTTAAAGCGTCATCGTACATTTTAGATAGTAGTTTAAGAATAAGAAATTCTTCGGTTATTTTTAATTGTGTCATTTTAAGATTCTATCTTGGTTGCGGTTTGATACTTCTAAAGTTTGCCATGTAGAGTGTCTAAGTCTAGCTGCTTCTAATTCCCATTTTAACTTTTCTGCGTTTTCCGTAGCCATGCCTATGGCTTTACATAAATCTTGGTATTCCTGACAAGCGTAGGCTTCACGCTCTTGCGCCCCAATTGTTTGTTCACCTGACTTCTGCATCATTATGGCTTTAAGGCTGCTTTTAAATGTTTCTAGCTGGGCCAATTCACCTTTGGCGGCTGCGTATTTACCAGCGTTCTCAAGGATAAAGTCTATACATTTATTGGGGTCTATCTCTCTCATTTTCCTAGTCTTTTCTTTATTAACATTTTCATGCGTTCTTGGTCTTTTTCTTGTGCAAGTAGCCGTACAACTTCATCCCAGCCCCGTCTTTTAGCTACGCCTATATACCAATCGACAAGGTAATCTTCATGCTTGTTCTTCAATTTGCTTTATCTTTTGGCTAATTCTTGCTCTCCATTGCTGCCAGCCCTCACCTGCATACGCTTGGCAACCAACTTCTTGCGCTTTAGCCTTCGTTAGTTCCTCGCTGGAATACCAAGGCAATTCGGGTTTTTTGATCTTTTTAACTTCCATGTCCAGTTCATCTTCCCAGCGGCCCTGATTAAGCCAAGTAGCAGGATGCGGTATATAGTCTTTTTCAGTCTGTTTTAGCTTCCAGTATTCCAAGTGCGTAGGAAGGGCTAAGAACGCATCTTCCTGCTCTTGACGGGTTAGCCTATCCCAAGACTTTTCAGCAGCCCTGCGCCCCTGTTTACGGGGATACAAAGCATAAAATTCAGCAAAGTTCATCGTGTTATTTCGTCAAAGTTATAAAACCATTCGTCTTTGGCTGACCATTTAGCATGGTTTTCAACGCTGTAGACTTCAGTTGGTATTTTAAAATCAGGGGTTTTTAGTTCGGCTGGCACAAGCGAAACATCGTACCAAAGGCAACGGTTATTAGGCTGGCAAGCAAATTGACCGTTATCTAGTTTTATAAAGTTGTACGACTTGTGTTCCTCAACACCCTCGCTAAAGGTTGTATCCAAACGATTACTGTCGGGATCGGCAAAGTCAATGGTGAACAAGTAGTTGCCAAAATGAAACTGCTTATCTTTACCAAAGTATTTAACCTTTATCCCACGCAGATTAGACTTTTCGATTACCGCCATATCGTATGACAGACAATCCCAAATCTGCAAATAATCCAGCGGCAGGGGTTCGGTTACTTCTTTCCATACATAAGCACTAATTGGCAGCTTATCGTACAGCGCACCGTAGTTAGTCAGCATGGATTCAATGCGAAAGGCTTGACCCTTTATAGCTTTGGCGGTCATCCATACGCACGGCTCTAGTTCTCCGTGACCCTTCTCATGGTTGTAAAGGTACTCTTTACGGACAAAACATTTAACGGGGGGTATGTTAGCTACTAAGAATGTCATAGTTTTGTCCAAATAAGAAACACAATAGTAAGAGCCAAAAGGCTGACAAATACCCCAACAGCAAGCACAAGGATTATGGTTTCTATCATATTGAAAGGGCGATCATTGCGCCAAGAATTGCACCAAGTATGCAAGCACCTAATAAATCTTTCATGTCTATCTCACCTTTAAAGGTAGCCCCCGTAGGGGCTGGTTAATTATTTGTTGATTGCTTTTAACAAAAACGCTTTTGCTTTGTGCAAATTCATTTGAATACAAAACATACTTGTAGGTTTTGGGCTAATTTCAACCGCACCGTGCATTACTTTGTATGTAGATTTGTTGCGTGTACCGCTTGGATGGCTAGTAATAACAATTGCGTAATCTGATTGAACGCCATCAATAAATGCTCTGAAATAACCTGTGTCTAATTTTTTAATTTCTACTTGCATTTGTTGCTCCTTTTTCTATCTCACTCGTTATTGAGTAACACCAGTTTATTAAGTTATCTTAACTATTGCAAACACTAATTACTAAGTAGTTTCCCTAGTGTCGCTAATTTGCAACATCTCAGTACGCCACCAAAATTCACTTGCAATAAAAGCCTTTAAATCGGGGCGTGTTGTGTAGTTGTAGGTTTCAAGCAGATTGTGGTTATTCCACAAATCTAGGCTTGTAGGTAATGGGTTTTCTTGCCAAACTAGGTTTTCAAGCATTTCATTTCTCCATAGAACGACCAACCACCAGCGTGGGTTTTACACAAGTGATGTATGCCGTTTCAAGGCTGTCCAAGTCGGCTTGTACCGATTACTTGGGGGTATCGCAGGTGTCGACCCTCGCTTCTGTTCATTCTCCAACAGACCTCTACCCCATCTAGCTTTCTTATCTACACTCGCTTTTTGTGCAGTCAAGATTTATGCAAAGAAAAACCCCAATAGTCTTAGGTGGGGTATGTCCCTTGGCATGGGCAACTACAAACAATTCCTAGAAGCGGTTTCTCGCTAATTGTCTATAACTACACATACCCCGCCTAAAATTACTGGGGTTGTAACGCTTCTAGGTTTGTCTAAGATGCCAATCTCGACAGCACTAGTATACCAAACTATTCCAACTCAGGCCAAATTAACCTGTAATTTTTAGGAAAAAGGCTTTTACGGGTAATTAGTCCATGCGATTCTTTTTCTAATGTTGCAGCCAGCATCACCAGCTTATCCATTGGTATATCCCCGTTCTGCCACATAGATACGGCTGGGACAGATACCCCAACCATCTTGGACACACGGGTACATCCACCCAATAATTTGATAATTGCTGTTGCGTTCATGTAAGGTATCTTAACTTATGTGTATCTTTTTTGCAAATATTTGTTGACTTGTGATTTAAGGTATCTTAATATTGATGTACGGTATGTGCCGTGATAACTACCCAACAGGGTGAGAAAGACTAAAAATGAGTGATTATGACCAGCAGTTAGCAGACCAAGTTCAAACTGAATTTGAGTTAGATGAAGTATTTAAAGACTTGGAAGATGGTGTACTTCTTACCGAGCGTCAAATAGACCTACTACGCCATTGCTGTGGCTTTCCTGTAAAACACAAACCAAACCAAGTTCTTAAAGCCGTATTCGATGACTTTGGTACAACTTTTGGGGCAAACAAATGATTAATGCCTTTAATGTTCGCTGGCTTGAGCGTGACGAAACAAAAATTAAGTTTACAGACGAGTTTGAAAGCCAAAACTGGGTTTTGAAAGCTGACATTCTTAAAGATGCTATTAGCGACTTAACCGATAAATACGATCAAATTTTAAAGGATGAAAAATGATTATTACTGACACGCAACGAGATTTTAAGATTGCCCCTGCTGGGCTGCACATGGCACGGCTTTATTCCATCATTGATCTAGGTCATCAAGCTACAGAATGGGCTGGCGAAACCAAGATCATGCACAAGGTTGTGTTTACTTGGGAACTGCACGGTGACGATGACGCAGGACTTCCGCTAAAAACAGACGAGGGAAAGCCTTTAATCGTGTCCAAACGATATACCGTTAGTTTAGGCGATCAGGCTCGTTTACGGCAAGATTTAGAAAGCTGGTCAAACAAAAAAATGACTGCTGAAGATCGTAAGAACTTTGACCTTAAAGGCTTATTGGGTAAGTTTTGCATGGTAAACATTACGCATTCAGAAGATGGTAAATACGCTAACATTAGCGGCATTAGCCCTGTACCGTCTGCCCTGCGTAACGCCCAGCCTGAAGGCATCAATCCTACTAATCACTTTTGGCTGGCTGAGTTTGACCAATCTAAGTACGATGCGCTGCCTAAGTATTACAAAGAAAAGATTACCGAATCGTCTGAATGGCGTGGTCAGAAACAGCGTGAAGCTGCTGCACCAAAGATTGAAGATGACAACCTGAACGACATTCCGTTCTAATGTAAGAGGGGTGAAAGTACACGGTTTTTCCGCTTCGCATACGGAGTACAAGTAACCCCACAGATAAAGGTACAAAATGATAGTTAAAGAAAAGGCACAAGAAAATGGTCATTGGTACACCAAAGACGGCACTCCAGCCTATACAACCATCGGCAAGACTGGTGAACGGGCAACCACGCTTCGTGACGCACGGAAACTCGGACTTCTGCCAAGTGTTACAACAATT